CGCTTAGATGGACCTGATCCCCAAAGCAAGTGAGCAACAACACCGGCTGATGGGTAGTTGTCTGAGTCTGGGTTGGCATCTGGGCTGTCTAGGTCAACAAGGTGTCGAGCAATCCAAGCAGCAATCCTTATCCACTTGTCATCGCTGACTGTGCCTTCTGCCATAGCTCTAGCCTCGCGGATAGTGCGAGGTGTCACACCATCGCCAGCTAGACCTTCCTCGTAATACTCAAGTCCACGCCGAGCTGCTGCTCTCATGTAAGCAGGGGCATCTTGGTTTATAGCCCTAATCTCACCCATGTCGTCATCTTCATCATCATCGTTATCTTCATCTGGCTCCCAAGCGTTGCAGTAGAAGCCACCATCTACAAACTCATCCCAACGCTCGCACCAAGCTTTATCGCCAGCCTCGTTGATTCTTTCCTCATTGAAGAAGAAGCAGTTGCCACAAGCTCTGCCCTCTGGCACATCCTCGGCTAGGGCTGGTCTGTAGTTGTCTGGCAATTCTCTTGTTGCTCTTAGTTGTGCAATCTTGTTTAGGGTAGAGAACTTGTGACCGACTAGCACATCGGTTGGGTTCCAGCCATCCTCCCCCTCGCGGTAGATTCTAATAAGTGCAGCAGGGTCATCTGGTGTGCCGGTAATTGTAAAGCTAGAGTCTGGGACATTTATCTCGCCATCTCTAACAATTCTGGTGATGCGACCTTGAGCAACATTGTCCCCTGAGCCCCATCTGACAAAGTCACCAACACTAAGCTCATCTGGCTCTGCCCTTAGCTCGCCACCTGGCTCGATCTCCTCAGCAATTGACAAAGCAACCATCTGATCTATGGCATCCTGTTTGGTTGGCTGGCAAGTAATGACAACGCCATCCTCTTTCACTACTGCCCACTCAGGGCAATCGGTTTGGTCTGAGATGAAGTAGGGCATTAGGCAAGCCTCGCATTTACTGTTATGGTTCCGCCGAGTGCAACAGCGGTTCCGTTGACTGTGATAGTTGTTGCAGATAGTGAAACTGTTTGAGTTTCAGCGTTGTAAGCAACTGGTGATGTTGCAGCAATTACTCCCGATGGTCCTGTGGCACCTGTGGCACCAGTATCTCCTGTTGCTCCTGCTGGTCCTGTATCTCCGGTATCGCCCTTTGGACCTTGTGGACCAGTTGCACCAGTAGCACCAGCCGGACCAGTTGAGCCAGCCGGACCAGTCGAGCCGGTAGGACCTTGAGGCCCAGTATCGCCAGTATCGCCTTTAGCCCCAGCAGGGCCAGTTGCACCAGCCGGTCCAGTTGAGCCAGTCGGTCCGGTATTACCTGTATCGCCCTTTGGTCCTGTAGATCCTGTTGGTCCTGTGTCACCTGTGTCACCCTTTACACCTTGGGGTCCAGTAGGTCCAGTTGCTCCAGTAGCACCTGTGGCACCAGTATCACCTTTGTCACCCTTGGGCAAAACAAAGTTTAGAGATTGTGATGGGGCAGTTCCTGTGACAGTGACAGCTGCTGCTGTTCCACTGCTAACAGTTCCGACAGATAAAACAGTTGGCTGGCCTAGCACAGTTTCATTTACCCAGATGCTCTGTGTTGAGTCCCAAACAAGTGATTGACCATCGCTAGGGTCAGTTATTTTGACATCACAAAGCTCATCTACATCCAGACCTAGCTGGACACTGACAAAAATCTCGTTGTTGTTTGATTGCTTCCTTATGCAATACCCAACCCTTATTCGGTGATTGGGTGCCTCGGGTGCAACATTGGTAAACCTGCCAGGTGTAGTAGCCGATAGATAAAGCGTGTCACCCTCGTTGATGTTAGTAAAGAGATTGTTTGGCAATCCTCTAACTAAACCAAAGGTAGTGATAAAGGCTTTGGCCCCACCACTTGTTGACTCAGTTGCAATGCCAATAGTGGCCTTTGATGCACTTGAGGTATTTGATTGTGCTAGTTGGACTAGCTTGTTTCCACCACTTGCCCCAGAGATGTAGTAAACATAACCCTCTGCAATGCCTGAGTTAGTTGCCGATTTTGCGTAGACATACTGCTCCATGCCAATCTGCTGAGTGACATTGGCGTTCATGCCTAAGTCAAGGGTACTGTCTGTGTTATTCCAACCCAACCGACCTGGCTGAATGTTGGCCACAGCGTTAGTGTCAAACTGAACCCAAGCTGGCTCTGAGATGTATTCAACACCGACAAGGTTGGTTGCGTAAGTCTGCTGGCTAATGTCAATACGAGCGGTTGCACTTCCGCTAGTAATGATTGTGGCCGTATTAGGCGATGTGACATCTATAACGGCTGTGCTGCTAGTGACAACGATGCTCAACGAGTGACCTCTGGATCAACAAAGACTGACCCATTCACCAACCTAGTCACAGCACTTGCAGGAGATACCAGTTCGAGGTCATAGACATACTGACCCGAAGCAACTCCTGCTGTTTGGACTGGGGTTGCCTCAATCAAGATAGAACCGGTGGTACCCCCTAGCGTTATGCCTGTGCCAGAAGTAAAGGATAGAACTGCTGTTGAGGATTGGTAGGTTGCCCTGATCTGCATACGAGCTGACCAGTTAGTCAAATTGACAGGCGAGGTGACTGTGCCAACTGTTGTGTTCCAGGTTAGCTGGTAGTCAAAAGATGCACCTTGGTACATCGTTAGGTCTAAGGTTGCTGGGGCTTGCATTACTCTACCTCGTAAACACTTTCAGGATCTGCTGGGTTGATTTGTGCAACACCTTGTAGCTGTACTGTTGGGACTCCGGTGTGCTGGATAGCTGGCAAGCCCATGACTGATAGCACATCTGCTGGGTCAAAGCCTGAGTTGACTAGCTTCTGAGCCATGTTGACTCGCTTGTCTGTTGCTACTAGCTCGGCTGCGTCGATGTTCACATTGGCTAGTGGCACTCGAATAATCTCGCCACCTGCAACCGGTGGTAGATCCTCAAGTCTGCGGATGTCGTTGATTGTTAGGTATCCTGCTTGCAGTCCTGTTGAGTAAGCAGAGAAGCGTGTTGCAGCATCTCCGCGAAGTAGGCCATCGAGTGTGAACTTAATAAAGGCTGTTGATCCGCCTGGCTCGTTTGCCATCAAAGGTGTAAACGCTGACTCTAGCTTCTGCACAATCGGGCGAAGTGTGTGAGTCACAAAGGCGATGTTGTTTTGCTCAACGCTTGAGTAAGTGTTTGTGCCTGGAAGTCCTAGTAGGTGTGGTGGGATGTTGAAGGCTCTGGCTACATCCTCAACAGCCATTCTGCGAGAGTCAATGAACTGAGCCTTGTCGTTTTCTACTGTGGTCTGGACAAACTTAGCTCCACCAGATAGCACACCAGTCTTGTGGGCTTTTCTGAATCCCTTGTGTCTTGCATCGAAGCCATCAACTAGGTTCTTAGCCTGATCTGGGGTTAGGTTGCCAGGGAACTCGATGATGCCGTTAGTGCTGGCACCTTGTCCAAAGAATCTAGCGGCGTAGGACTCAAGTGCAATAGCAAGTCCAAAGTTGTCCTTTAGTGCAGTGATGCGAGAGATGCCTCGAATCTCACCTGGGCGAACTACATCTGGGATGTGGATGCACTCTAGTTTGGTCAGTGGCTTGTTTTCGCCCTCGTGAATGTAGACAACTGAGCCAACTTTGTTTTTGCGAATCTCTACCTTGGCAGGGTTTAGAACTGTCATGTTTACAACGCGACCTTGGGTATCTCTAAACACTCGGACAAAGCCGTTGCCATCTAGCAACATAGAAACAATTAGCGAGCCATAAAAGGCTTCCTTGGTTGTGTCAATGTCTGGTTGCTGTACCCAAGCTGGTCTAGGTCTAAAGGCAAAGCGAGCACCATCTCTGCGAATGTATGAGTCAACTGGCAGGGTTGAGATTGTGTCAGAGATAAGACTGACGGCTGAGAAGATTGCGTTTACCTTGAACACAGACTCGCTGTTTACGATTGTGCCCGACTGATTCATTACATCGAGGTCATTGCCGGCACCCCAGACTGTCTGGAAGCTGACGCCACGCTGCTCGAATAGATTGTTTAGCACTTAGTTATTTCCTTTCGGCAGCAAGGCCAAACAAGACCAGGAATACGCCACCAATGATGAGTCCGGCTGGTACAAAGATTAGGGCCACGCCAGCGGTGACTGCTACTGCACCTGCTATTTGT